TCCGATCTGGGCTGGACTTTCCAGGGCGCAAAGGATCAGGTCAGCGGGGGTTCGGTCGCCCATGATCAGAGGCTCCGGCTGTCGACGCGGTCGCGGAAGGGCTTGGCGAGGATGAGGCGGGCGCGGCGGTGTCCGCCGACGAGGCGAGTCTGTTCTGGGTCGCGCAGGTTGAGCTGCATGACGCGCGTCTTGCCGGTGCGTGCCTTGAAGGTGCCGAAGCCGGGGACCTTGACGGCGGGCTCATCGCCTTCGCGCAGGGCTTCGGCGATGATTTCGGCGGCGGTTTCGAGGACTTCCCTGGCGGTGGCCTTGGGGATGCGGGTGACGTTCTGGATGGACTGCAGGAGTTCGTTGGTGTTCATGGTCTGGCTCCGTGGTTGGTGGTGGTGGTCAGAGGAGGTCGTCGACGTGGTCGGCGGTGGCGGTGGGGATGGTGTCTAGGTCCTGCCGGGCCTGTTCGGCGATGGCCTGCAGCTCGCGGACCCAGAGGCGGGCGACGCTGAAGTCGAGCGGGCGGGCGCGGCCGGATGGGTCGATGGCGCGGAAGGTCGGCGGCTTGGCGCCGTTGTGGGCGATGGCGAGTGCGGCGAGGGAGGTGAGGACGATGGGTAGGCCGTTTTCGTGCACGGTAATGAGGTTAGCCCAGCTTCCGGCGGTGTTGATCTGGATGCGGAGGTGCCGGGCGGTCGGCTGGTGATCGGTGGGGGTGGTGGTGGTCATGGTTGGTCGGGTCCGGTGGTGGGTTTGGTGGCGACTGGCTGGAGCGGGAGGAGCTGGTCGGGATGGATCATGCTCAGGTCGGCCTGTGCGGGGCGGAGGACCTGGAACGTGGCGTCGCGCTTGCTGATGGGCCAAGCGCGCTCGACTTCGACGGCGCCGGAGATGGCGCGCATGAATGCGAGGCCGTCGGCCATCGGCATGGCGTATTTGATTCCCAGGGCGACGGTGACGATGCACATGGCGGGCTGCGGCTTGCCGGGCGGGCGTGGTTTGCCGGCGGCGACGCGGGTGGCTGGGGCAGTAGTCATGCGGCCTCCGGGCCGGTGAGCTCGGCTTCGAACGGCGTTACGACGAAGTCTTCGATCTGGGAGATCTTGATTCCCGGGATGAGGGCGACGGCTTCTGGCTCGTTGAGGATGGCCTCTTTGTTGTTTTTGGTCTTTGTGCGCAGGAAGCGGTCGAGGCGCAGGCGCTGGAGGGCGTCGCGGACGGATTCTTCGCCGGTGATGCGCACGCTGGGCGGCCGGGTGCGCCAGGAGACGTCGCCGGTGGCGAAGCTGTGGGTCTTGGTGCGGCCGTGCTGGGTGAGGGTCTCGCGGTTGGCCTCGCAGTAGGCCTGGACGCCGCGTTGGGCGGTCTCGATGCGCTCGCGTGCGGGTTCGGCGCGCTGCTCCCAGCGTTCCTTGATGCGGGCCAGCTCGTCGTTCATCTCGGCTTGCAGGACTTCGAGTTCGCGGCTGTCGATGCCGATCTCGGCGATGAGCTGGGCGACTTCGTCGCGCGTCTGGGGGACGGTCTGGGCGGCGACGGCTTTGAGGCGGGTCTTGGTGCGGGGGGGCATTGGGGGTCCTTTCAGGCGGTGAAGAGGCGGTATTCGGTGTGGGTTTCTCCGCTCTCGCGGTGCTTGGCCTTGCACTTGGGACAGATGCGGATGCGGCAGCGGTCGGGGCTGTCGAAGTGCTGGTCGCAGCCGCCGAGGCAGCGGACGCGGCCGGCGCGGTCGGTTGGCTTGGATTGTCTGGCGGTGTTGCGGTGCTCGCCAGCGGGCCCGGCGTTGCGGCGCTTGATGATGGTTTCGCCGAGGTTGTCGCGCAGCCGGCTGATTCTGGTGGCGACGGACTGCCGGGGCATGCCGCCGAGCCGATCGGCGATCTCCTGGTATTCGAGGCCCTGGCGGTAGAGATCGATGATCTGCTGGTCGATGGGGTTGATGGCGTCGATGGTCTTGGAGATGCGGACGCGGCCGCGCTGTCTGGAGTCGATGACTGGCGGCTGGCCGGGCTGGACGAGTGAATTGATGACCCGGGCGCGATCGGAGATGGTTCTGGGGTGCGCTCCGAGCTTGCTGGCTATGGCGGTGTAGTCCTTGCCTTCCCGGCACAGGGCGATGATCCGGCGATCGAAGTCGCTGAGGGCGTCGAGACTGGTGGGGTACGGGAGTCGAGTTTTCCGCCCGGTCATGGCTCGATCCTCCAGGCACGGTCGATGGCCATGCGCCATGGGCGGCCGAGGTAGCGCCAGATGATCCAGGCGCGGATGATGCGGCGCCAGGTGCGGGTGACAGCCTGGAGCCAGCGGGCGTCGATGAGGACGGCGACGGCGAGGATGAGCAGCACCAGGGCGTAGGCGATGGCGCACCAGCCGATGATGGCGGCTTCTGGGGTGGTGTTGGCGATCATCAGTGCCCTCCTCTGGTGTCTTCTTCCCAGACGATGAGGACGCCTGTGGATGGGTCGCGGGCCTGGAACGTCTCCCACCGGCTGATGGCGTCGGCGCGGTGGCCGGTGCTGTGGGTCTCGTCGCGGAGCATTTCGCGCAGACGCGGGGTGCTGCGGACGTGGACGCGGGCACCCTTGCGGCTGGAGCAGGCGAAGGCGAGGACCTGGACGGCGTTGCGGTCGAGCCAGCGCAGCGTGCGCTCGAGCTTGGCGAGCCAGGTGGCGAAGTCGCACTGGGTGCCGTGGAAGGTTGCGGGCTGGTGGTCGGCGATGGCGTCGGGGAGGAGTTCCGGGCGGCGGCGGCTGGGGATGGGGATGACGTGGGCGCTCATGCTGGGACCTCGGCGGCTGGTTGGGTGACGGCGGCGGCGGTGGCTGCGGCCTTGCGCAAACGGCTGCGCTGGGTGTTGGCGAGGGCGATGGCGACGCGATAGAGCTCGTCGTAGCTGCACATTTCGAGTCGCCTTTCGATGCCGCCGGACTGCCTGGAGGCGACGCCTTCGGCGTAGGCGCGGGTGGCGCCGAGGGCGGTGCAGGTGGCGGCGATCTTGCGCAGCAGGGGGCGCTTTTCCGGGGTGGCGCTGGCTATGAGGTCCCAGTCACCGGGAGGCGCGGCGACGGATGCGGCGACGGTGGCGCTGCGGTCGCCGAGGACGGCGACGACGCGGTCGAGGGCGGCGAAGTCGAGGTCGGCGGCGCTGCGCTTGCCGGTGAGGCCGTGCAGGATGTCGCGGTATTCGTCGTCGCTCCAGGTGCGCTCGTGCTTGATGCAGTGCAGCCGCGCGAGGAGCTTGCCGCGGGTGGTGCCGCTGCTGCGGCGGGCGGTTGGGGCGGTTTTCATGCGGGGGTGCCCTCCTCTTCGGCGCCGAACTGGCTGAACAGGTGGTAGCTGCCGCGGTGGTCGTTCTCGATGGCGACGTCGAGGATGGTCTGCAGGGCGTCGCGCAGGGCAGCCTTGTGGATGCGGTCGGGGACGTCGCAGAGGACGGCGGAGAGGACTTCGGCGATGTCCTGCAGGGCCTTGACGTGGTCGATGTCCATCCTCGGCTGGATGACGGCCAGGGTGGCAGCTTCGCGGCCGGCGGCCATGGTGGTCTGATGGTTGGCGTTCACTTGCTTCCTCCTTCGCTGGCGGGCGGCTGGGGTTTGTGCGGGCAGGTCTGGCAGACGCGGCGGTTGTCGAGGGCGGCGGGGTCCCAGGTGGGGACGGGGCCGCTGGTGATGGCGATGCAGTGGTCGATCGAGACGTCGGCGCCGAGGTACGGGCAGTGGTGACGGTCGTAGACGGCGAGCACCTTGGCGGCGAGGCGCTGCGGGCTGGCGGGGTAGGTGCCGGAGAGGACGAGACTCAACTGGGTGCGGCTGACGCGCTGGGCGCCAGCGGCGAGGAGGCGATCGACGACGCCGGCCTTGCCGCGCGGTTCTTCTGCGACGGCTTTTTCCAGGAGGTGGAACCAGCGTTCGGTCATGTAGGGCTTCTGGGTCGGCATCAGAGCACCTCGCCGGCGTCGATGGATTCGGCTGCGGCGTCGGCCCCTTCCGCCCAGACGATCTTGTGGATGTTGGGGTCATAGATGGCCTTGAGCCGGGTGATCATGGGGGCGCGCGGTTTGTCGCGGTGCCAGATGGCGACGCGGTAGGTGGCTGGCCGTCCGCCCTTCCCGGTGCCCTTGCCTTCGATGAGGGTGTCGAGGTAGGCGGCGCGGGCGAGCAGGCAGCACCAGGTGCGGGCGGTGCTGCTGCGGACCCGGGCGATTTCGGCGATGAGGTCGGCGGTGAAGCTGTCGAGGGCGGTGGCGGCTGCCCAGAGGGCTTCGGTGCCGCGGCCCTGGGTGATTTCCTGGCCGTCTGGACGGACGCGCGGGGCTTCGACGCCGTTATCTTGGGCGAGGATGTAGAGGCGGTTAACGCCGATGCGGGCGGGGGCGATGCCGGGGGCTGGCTGGATGTAGCCGGCGGCGATGAGGCCTTTGAGGGCGTAGCGGACTTGGTCGACTTCGACTTTGGCGGCGCGGGAGAGGCGCTCGACGGTGAGGTATCCGTCGCCGCTGGTGGCGAGGCGGCGGGCGGCTTCCCAGACGCGCTGCCGCCGGCTTTTGCCGCCCGTCAGCTCGAGGATTGCGGGCTTGCGTGCCATCTCAGCGTGCCCTCCTCTTGACGTCTGGGAGCTGCAGGGCGGGAGCGGCATCGCTGCTGTGGCTGTAGTGCTGCCAGGTGGCGAGGTCGACGCGGTCCCAGCCGAGGCCGAGGGCTTCGTTGTGGAGGATGCCAAGGTTGTTGTTGACGCGCCGGACGCTGCCGGCGGCGATCTCTACGAGGTGGGCGAGGAGGTCGTCGGCGAAGGTGAGCGTGGGGTATTTGTGGCGCGCGAGGGTGCGGGCGTCGTCGAGGCCGACGGCTTCGGCATAGAGGGTGTCGAGCACGCGCCCGTCAAATTTTTCCCATCGCTTGAGCTTGCCGGGGAGCGCTTCTTCGCCGATGAGGATGATGCTGGCGCGGCTTTTCTCGTAGATGGAGAAGACGCTCATGACCAGGCCTTTTTCGATGGCGAAGTCGAATTCGTCGATGATGAGGGTGCGGCGGCTGCCGTTGAGCTGGGGGCCGACGAGGTCGGCGAGCTCGGCGGTGGTGCCGCGTGGGGCCTGGCCGTTGGTCTCGAGGCCGAGGGCGCGGCACATGGCGATGAGCATCGACTTTTTCGACACGAAGTCGTCAAGCTGCAGGTAGTAGGCGCGGTGCCGGGCCTTGGCCCAGGCGGCGGCGACGCTTTTGCCGTAGCCGCTGGGGCCGCTGACGACGATCATGCCGGGGTCCGAGATGCTGCGGGCGCTGAGGCGCTGCAGGGCCTGTTCCATGACGCCGATGTTGGCGAGGGGGGCGATCTGGCCGGAGCCGGCGGTGGGGAAGTCGGCCACCGTCTTGGCGGGGATGCTGTTCTGGGTCATACTTGTGGTTCCTTTCTCGTAGGCATAAGGGAGTCAGATCTTGTTCAAGTTGAAACACGAAGCTTTGGTCC